TGGGAACTTGTCTGACACCATCATAGAAGAAAGGTACACTGACGTTAGCACAAAAGAACTCTCCTTCAGGGAAGGTCAATTCTTCTGGATTCACCCAGTACCTAGCAAATGGTTCTTGGTCACTAGGAACCCAGTAGTTATCCTTTAGGGAGTCCCATCCTACAACGCTAGGATGTGCTGATAATAATCTAGCAAACAAATGGTTACCAGATCCTTGAGGACCAGCAACAATCAATAATTTTTTCATAGGTAGTACTACGGGCAATGACATGGTTTATCTCCACAGCAGGGAAGGTAATCGCTTGGTTCCTCATAATTTTCTTTGTTAGGATTTGTTTGAAAAGGAACTCCAGTTTTGTTACCGTCGTCTAGAATGTTATGTTTTATATAATTGATATATTTTGAATTAGCATCTTGTTCTAGTATGTCGTTTACTCTTTCATCATACCATGCTATTGGGAATCCGAGATCCAATGACTTTAGGTATTCTTGTTTATAAAGATATAATAATTCGTAACTGAGGTAGATTGGTTTATCAAAACCAGGTAATTGATCAAGGAAGTGCCTAGTAGTAGGTTCTTCTCGTATCCTTTGTTGCTGATTCTTGAGTATCGTTTGATCCCTGCCTATGACAAGAACCTTAGTATCAAGACCCGCTAGTTGGGCATTTGTGCAAAACTGCACCACGTTTGGACACCATTTTGTCCCTTTACTTTCTATGCCAAGTGGGATACTTATAGAGGTAAAGTAATATTGACTTTGCGACCAGTCAAATTTATGCAGAGTGGACGGATCCTTCCAATACTCAGCAAAGGGTTCTGAAAAACGATGAGCTTCCCAATAATTATCAAGAAGACTCTTCCAACCAAAAACATCCTCGTGCAATGAGAAAATTTTAGACCAGAGGTGGTTGCCCGAACCTTGCGGTCCCGTTAAAACAGCGAGAGTTTTTGTCATCATAATCAGCTACCTAATCTAATTATAACATAAATATCTTCGACAGTAGATACTGTTTTTATAGGTACATACCAGAATGGCAAATCCAAAGATAAAAATAAAACGATCTAGTGTCGTTGGCAAAGTTCCGCATTACCCGAATACACTAGATTTGGGAGAATTTGCAATCAATACTGCAGACGGTAAAGTATTCATTGCAGCAGGTCAGGCAGGTGTTGGAGTTGGTACAACAGTAAGAGAAGTTGGTTTATCAACTGAAAACGTATTAGCACAAAGTTTACAAGTAGATGGTAATACAGATTTAAATGGTAACTTAGATTTATCTGGATATCTTGATGTTGATGGTCATACAAATTTAGATAACGTTAGTGTTTCTGGCATCACGACGTTTGGTGGAGCAGTAACAGGTAGTGGTGGATTTATTGGTAACCTTACTGGTAATGTTACTGGTAACATATCAGGTGAACTAACTGCTGATACTATTCTGTCATCAGGTATAGTAACTGCTACATCATTTTTTACAGGTGCAGAAGGTTCTGCAATAAGAATAACAAGTAATACAATATCAGGACCAGCAACTATAACTCTTGACCCTGCTGCTGTAGGAGACAATACGGGTAGTGTTGTAATTGCAGGTAATCTACAAGTTGATGGTACGACTACAACTATAAATTCTACTGTTGTCAACATTGACGATAAGAATATACAGGTTGCTACAGGTGCTGCTAACGATGCTGCTGCTGATGGTGCTGGTATAACTATTGACTCTGGAGATGGAGATAAGTCTTGGCAATTTGAAGCAACTGGTGATAACTTTGGATCTTCTGAGAATATAAACGTAGCATCAAGTAAAGTTTATAAGATAAACAATACTACGGTTCTTGGTGCTGACAGTCTTGGTGCTGGTGTCATCAACTCTTCCTTAACAAGTTTAGGCACAATAGGATCATTAGTTGCTACCACTGCAGATATCAATGGTGGTACAATTGATAACTCAACTATTGGAGGCACTACCCCTGCTGTTGGTACATTTACTAACGTTACTGCCAATGGCGTTCTAGACGTAGATGGACACACTAATCTAGACAATGTAAGTATATCAGGTGTAACTACAACTACAGGTGCTATCACTGCTTCTGGTGGTGTTGTTGGTGATATAACAGGTAACGTTACTGGTAACCTAACTGGTACAGCTGATCTAGCAACTTCTGTAACTGTTACGGCAAATGATAGTGAGAACAATAGTTTATTTCCAGTATTTGTTGATGGTGCTTCTGGATCTCAAGGTGTTGAGACAGACTCAGGATTTACTTACAATCCTAGTCAAGGAAACTTAAGTGCTACTACATTTACAGGTAACTTAGTTGGTAATGTTACAGGTGATGTAACAGGAAATACCTCTGGCACTGCTGGTGGATTGACTGGAACTCCCGATATAACAGTAAGAAATATTACGGGTGTTGCTGCCACATTCACAGGCAATGTAACTATTGGTGGTGTATTGACGTATGAAGACGTAACAAATATTGATTCTATTGGTGTTGTTACGGCAAGAACAGATATCACTGCAGGTAGAAATCTCAACGTTGCTGGTATTGCAACTGTTGTAGGAGATGTTTACCTAGGCGGTAAACTATTTGACGGTGATGATGCGTTTGGAACATCAGGTCAAGTTCTTTCATCTGATGGAACAGACACTAGATGGGTCAACAGTGGAAGTCTTACTGCTGGTGCTGCATCATTAGTAGGTGTTACTGCCGTAACTGATAATTCAACACACTTCCTTACCTTTGTTGATACATCATCTGGTAATGAAGCAATCAAAGTTGATACTGGACTTACATACAACCCAAGCACTAATCAATTAGTTCTTGCAGGTCTAAACTTCCCTACGTCTGACGGAAGTGCAGATCAAGTTTTATCCACGGATGGTTCGGGTACGCTCTCGTTCCAAACAGTTGCTGCAAGTTCTGGTGCTGCTACAAGTATATCTGAAAGTACTACAACTGCTACTGCAGGTCAAACTGCATTTACTGCACCAAATGTATTTGACGATGGATCACAAGCAAAAACATTCCCAGTATCAGTATTCATCAATGGTGTAAGACAAAGAGTTGGAGCTGCAACTTCTAATGACTTCCAGTTATCTGCACCACAGACAGTAAATCTAAATGCACAGTCTGCTGCAGTTGCTGGTGATAGAGTAACAGTTCAAGTTGGTTTTGGACACACTATTAGTGAAGAGTATTTCACTGCTACACAAGATCAAACTTCATTCCAAACAACTTCATCAACACCAGGTGCAATCAAAGAAAAAATTCACGTTTATTTGAATGGTATTTTACTAAAAAGAGGAACTGATTATACTGCAGGTTCTCCTATAACTCTTGGTGAAGGTGCAGATGTAGGAGATGAAGTATCTCTAGTTTCTGATGCAGGTGAAGATGTGTTTACTGCTACTGCAGGTCAAACATTATTCACCCCAAATGATAATGATACCACTCCTGAAAACATTCAAGTTTATCATAATGGTGTAAGATTAGAACTTACTCAAGACTATACCAAAGGTAGTCCACAAGTTACAATCATCAATCCTGCAACAGGATTAGATGCTGGTGACGAATTAGATGTTGTTATCACACGATAAATAGAACATGGCACAACCTAATACTAGACAAGGACTAATAGATTACGGAAAGAGACAATTGGGTGCTCCCGTATTAGAGGTCAATATTGCTGAAGAGCAGTATGATGATCTGATTGATGATGCCATTCAAATGTTTCACAACCGTCACATGGATGGTGTGGAAAAGATGTATTTGAAGCATAAGATAACTGAGGATTTTACTGATACTGTACAGGCAAGTGGTCAAGATGGAGCAGAGACTTCTCTTGGTATAACAACAACTACTAGTCCCACCGTAAATATTACTGGTATAGGTAATACTACATTCTCATTTGAAGAAACACAAAATTACATACAAGTACCAGATGCTGTAATTGGTATTGAGAAAGTTTGGAAAGTTGATAGTCGTGCAATAGCATCTAACATGTTCAACTTGACATATCAAATATTTTTGAATGAGATATATTATTTCAGTTCTATGGAACTGCTAAGTTACACACAAACAAAAAGATATCTAGAGGATATTGATTTCATATTACATCCTGACAAGCAAATAAGATTTAACAGAAGGCAAAATAGATTGTATATTGATTCTGATTATTCAAGTATGAAAAAAGATGATTACTTAATCATTGAATGTTATAGAACACTTGATCCCAATGATTTTACCAAGGTTTATAATGATCCATTTTTGAAAAGATATTTTACTGCATTGTTGAAAAAACAATGGGGTATGAACTTGATCAAGTATCAAGGTGTAAAATTGCCTGGTGGTGTAGAACTCAACGGTAGGCAAATTTATGATGACGGTGTTGCTGAAATAACAGCACTGGAAGAAAAAATGAGTTCTACTTACGAACTACCAGTAATGGACATGATAGGCTAATGAAAACATACAAACAATTCATGGTCGAACTTGTAAAATCTCTAAAAGACATGCAATCTCTAGGTATGAGTGATATCGTGAAGGGCATGGATATCATAGATAAAACTTCAGGTAGCGTAAAAGACAAAGCTACTAGAAGGAAAAATTTTGCAAAAGATTTAGGAGTACCATTTGATTAATGGCACTAAACCCGTTTTTTCTACAAGGCAGTATAGGTGAACAAAACCTAGTTCAGGATCTAGTGAATGAACATATAAAGATGCATGGCATCGAGTTCATTTATATGCCAAGAGTATACGTTACATCTAAAGAGGTGATGCGTGAAGTTGTTGATTCTAAATTTGATAGATCCTTTCCTATAGAAGGTTATATAGAATCATATGAAGGTTTTGATTCTGGGTATAATTTACTTACAAAATTTGGTGTAAGATCAACAGCCCAGATGGATGTGATTATCTCACAAGAATCATATACAAACGGTATAGCACCATTGTTATGGAAATTTCCTGGTAAAGAAGTTGGTCCTACAGGAAGACCTGAAAATCAAGAAAGACCATATGAAGGAGATCTTATATATTTTCCTCTAAGAGATATAATATTTGAAATCAAATATGTAAATGATCTTGTAGAATTTTATCAGTTACAAAAAAATTATACTTACAGGTTGACTCTAGAACCATTTGAGTATTCAGACGAAACAATCAATACTGGTATTGATGCTATTGATGATGATTTTGAAACTGCTGGTTACAACGTGACCATGACATTAGGTGATGAGGGTAATAGAGCAACTGCATTTACAACACTTACGAATGGCGGTATATTTAAGATTGATATTATCAATGGTGGATCAGGATTTACAAATGCACCTACAGTTTTAATTGAACCTCCTGTAGGATCAGGACATGCTGCAAAAGCAGTTGCTATTACAACTCATACTGGTACAAGAAACTTTAAGTCTTTAGCAGTATCCCGTGTTGAAATAACGGATCCTGGTGCTGGATATGTTGTGGGAATAGACAGTCCAACAATACAATTCCTATCTGAAGATGGAAAAGGATCTGGTGTAACAGCACAATCTGGTATTGGTACAGCAGGTGTAGTTGGTATTGTAACTATGTCATTTACTGGATCTGGATATGCTACACCACCAACCATCACATTTGACGAACCAGATACAGGAGGAACAAGAACAACTGGAACCACAAAACTATCTGCAGATGGTAAGATAGCAAGTGTTCATATTACCAATGCTGGTTATGGATATACCGTTGTGCCTACAGTAACGATAGGTGCAGCGTCTACCGTAGGTAGTGGCACATTCTTGTATGGTGAGATGATTACTGGTCAATCAAGTCTTACCACTGCATTTGTTTCTAAATGGGATACATCTACCAATACGTTACTTGCTAAACATCTTTCTGGTGAGTTTGCTGTTGGTGAGATTATATCTAACGTTGGATTTGGATCTGCACAATACGTTCTAAATAACATCAACTATGATGACGACGATTCTTACAATACTGGAGACACTATTGAAGTACGTT